CTGCTGACGCTGCTCATCGAGCGCGGTATCAGCCGGTCTGTTCGGCGATATCCATCTGAGCGCCGAAGGCGATAAGCCCTTCGAACTGGCTCTGATTGAACCGGTTCGCGAGGGCGTAATCGCGGGCAGCTTCGACGCGCGGATCGCTGGCGTCGATGATCGACTCCTGACCTTCCGGCAGTTTGAAGCCGTCGGGTAGCTTGAAGTCTTTCGGAAGCTTGACCTCGTACTTGTCCTTGCTGTCCGGAACCTGCGCGAGCTCGGCGGCGCGTTCGGCGTCGCGAGCAATCAGCGCGTTGAAGTCCTCGGACTTGAAACCCTTGTCGGTGTCCCAGAAATTCTCCGGGATGTATTCGGGACGGGCAGCCTTTTCGGAAGACCCGCCCTCGCCACCGGCTCCGCCGTCACCGCCAGAACCGCCTGCGTTCCCGCCATCGGCTCCGCCTCCGGAGGCTCCGCCGTCACCACCACCAGAGCCGCTACCGCCTTCAGCGTTGAGCGTGATCCGGGGTCCGAAAGGGGAAGAAAATACGAACGCGCCCGGGCTACGACCGGCCAGCAGGGCCTGCGCGCCGTTTTTTGGCGGGGCCTCTTCGTAGCTGTTTCGGTCGATCTGGCGCATGTGTCCTGTCGCTGTCCTGTCCATCGCGTTTTTCACTCTCTGCCATCGCAATCAGATTGGCAGCGAATTTGCGGCGCTCGTTGTGAGCGTGCAAAGCACAGGTATCGACAGGGCCGATTTCATCGACGATGGATTCGAGGCAAGCAAAGAACGGATCGCTCTCGGGCTGGCGCGCAAACCAGCGCAGCGCCTGCTTCACATCTTCATCCGAGAGCTTCATTGCTGGCCTCCGCCGGGGAAAGCGCCGGCTTCCTGTGCAGCACCCAGCACGGTTTGCAGCAGTTCGCGCGTCTGGGCTTCGTTACGGAGAACCACGACATCATCGTTCGCCAGCTTCTGGATTTTTTCGAGCGTGGCGCGCTCGTCGATCGCGGCCGCTGAGGTCTCGGGGAAATAGTTCTTCGCGATGTTGAGCACCTGAACGCCAGTCTGAAGCTTCTGATTGTCTGCCGCCTGCGTCGCCGGGTTGTTCGGGATCAGCGGGATCGCGTTGCCGGCAAGTTCGACCGCTTCGATCTTGCCATCTTTCGCCAGCAGCCATTCGAAGCGGCGATAGATCTCATACGGGCCTTCGCGCCAAAACTTGCGGCCGGGCGTGCCGATGCGGCGCTGCGCCATGACCATCTCATCGATCCACTGGGTCGCGGTTGGAGGCGTGTCGCCCTTCTGCTCCGGATAGTCGGCAAAGAACTTGCGACGGATTCGGCGTTCGAGGTCCGTCGCGGTGTAGAAACCGAGATCGGGGTCGCCTTCGAAATAGAGCTTGGCAACGTCGCGCCCGCTCCCAGGCCGGGACGGATAGGCCTTGCCGGCCTCAATCCCGCCTTCGAAATCGAGAACGCCATCATCGGGATAGGTGATCGGCGGGGCGATGGCGATGTCGACGCGATCCTGCGTCGCCGCGGTGATCACGTCGAGGACGCGCAATTCCTGCAGCGACTTGATTGCGGGGCCATAGCCCCAGGCGAATTCCTTGTCCGGCGAGATCCGGGCGACGACAAGCGGCAAACACCCTTCATCATCGAGCGTCGACGTGTGCACGGCGATCTTGTCGACCAACAGCACGTGGATCCAGCGATAGTTTTCCGGGTCCGACCAATCGCGCCAGAAACACCAGACCACCTCGATTTTCGTCGTCGGCGAGCCCTTGACCTTGCGCGTCACCTTCTCGGGCAGCGGAATGTTGCCGATCACGGAATTCAGCTTCGAGGCCTTGACGTGACGAACGCGGAAACGGTCGCCGACACTGCCATCGCATTCAACGTTGATTTCGAGCTCGCGCACCGGAACATGCTGCACCGAGATCGGGCGCGTGTTCTGCGGCTTGTCGATCCAGAAGCCGACCGTCCCGACGGAAGCATCGGGATCGAGCGCAAGGCCGAGTTCCGAATCCAGGTTCGAAGCCTGGATCGCGGAGAAGATCTTGTTGTCGCGCGCCTCTGCATCCTTTCTCAGATCGGCCTTTTGGTGCTCCTCAAGATCAGCGAGCGCACTTTCATCCAGAGTGGACACAACCCACTTCGTCCCTTGAGGGAAAAATGCGGAAATGATCTCTGTCGCAAAATCCTCTGAAACTTCCGATCCAATCCCGGTCGCAAGGTCTTCCTGCTCGCTTTCGCGTTCCCTGTTGCGCTTCGTCGTCGTGGTCGACTTCACGTCCCAACACAGGCGGGGGCGCGTGAAGAAATACGCTTCCTGAAGATCGGCCTCGGACTCGTTCTTCTGCGCACGAGCGTCAGCCAGGCGCGAAAGCGCGTCCTTCGTCAAATCGTCCGACGGGAATTTCGTTTCCGGCTTCTCGAGTTTTTTCGCCAAGACGGCTTACCTCATCGACAGCGGGGAGCCGCCGACGCCGGACAGAGCACGGCGGGCGCCGAAATAGCGAAGCGCCTGGTCGCTTTCCGTGCCGACCCGCTGCTGAATTGCGTTGATCTTTTCCTGTTGAGCCGCGGCCTGTTGGCGCTGCAGTTCCGGGTCAGGCTTGGGTTCCTTGACCTTCATCTCGTCCACCTTTCGGCTCGATAATTTCGCCACCTTGGGCGAGACATTGCCGAAAAAGGGTATCGGGTCGCAAAGCACAGGAGCGCAGGCCGAGGATGTGAGCGACGGCCGGGACGCACCACCAGCCGGCCCGAAGGTTCACTTCCGCCTCCCTGCCGATCGGGCGGGCGATCCGCACAACAGTGGCGCCGGTGATGAAATGTCCAATGGCGATGTCGGATTCATGGTCCGGAACGACGTAGACCCGGGCTCGATCGAGGTTGAAATCGTAGAACACCCACGAATTCGCCCGCTCAACGACCCCGAAAACCGAAACATGCTTGAACCGGCCGCGAGCAAGCCACCGGACCCACCATTTCGGGCTGTCTTCCTGGAAAACGACGAACCAATCCTTGGGCTCGCACTCAGAAAGCCGCAAACCGCCAAAACCAACCTCAGAAGCCACCGCGACGCCTCGATTTCTTGTGAACCTTGATATCAACCGGCGCTCTTTTGCCGGCATGCGTCCCGCCGATGACGGCGCGGCCCTCGCCAGCGCCCAGAACCATGTATTGGCAGGCGTCCGCGATGTCGGAATACCGGTCTTTCTCCGGATCTGGCCGATGGCGCGACGTGCCCTTGATGCGGGCGAAGTGATAGCCGCCGGCGCAAGCCACTTTCAGCGTCCGGCAGTGTGTCCCGCACACCAGAAAGCGCGGCAAGCCGTTGACCATTGTGATCATGGCGTACTCGACGGCCTCGATGCGGGTCTGGATGTGGTTGTTCTTCACCGGTGCGGCGCGAACCGGCATCCCATGCTTGCGGAAAACGTCGTAGGCCGTCGTTTCATCGGTCTGAACGCCGTCTTCGCCCTTCGGATCGCCGAAAAACTCGACCTGAAACCCGTTATTGTCCGAACGCCGATTCGCCGGTTCCCAGTTCCCGAGGCGCCGATCGAGCAATTGCTTCACCAGGGGCGCGAAGATCGACGCGCCGGCATCGCGCGCCGTCAATTCCGCAAAGACCCGCCAGCGATTGTTCACCAGCTGCCCGACGACGCACGCAGGATTGCGCCCGAAGTCCAGCCCGACATAGACCGGCCAGCCCGGAATGGGCTCAAGCGGCGTTTTCGAGACGTGAGCATCTTCGGAAAACTGCTGCCAGACCGCCTTGCCGTCGACGTAGACCGTGATCTTGTTCAGGACGCGGCTATCGATCCACTGCTTCGTTTTGCCCTTGATCTTTTCCGCGTAGTAGCCCGGTTTCAGCCACTTCGTATTTTCAGCCATCGGGTTCATCTTGTACCCGACCAGCGCCCCGCCCGCGTCCTTCACCTCAAGCATCGCCGGCGGCTGCACGTGATAGCCCCAGTTGTCCGGGCGCTGAAACGATAGCCGCTCTTCCTCCGTCCAATCGTCCGGAATAGGCACCTCACCCATCATCAGCGGAATGAAATGATCTTCGCGCGGCGCGTTCATGTCGGCAATCACGCC